GCCTCGAACTCGGCGCCGGAGAACTGGGTGGGGCGGTGAAAGTCTCTGGACATCGCGTCAACGATAGGCGCGACCCCTGACACCCGGTCGAGATGCCGCTCGCCGGGCCCGCGGACCCGGAGGGCGAGCAGGCGGCGACGGCGTGTGCGATCCCGTATTGTTGACGCCGAGGGCCTCTAGCTCAGTTGGTAGAGCATCGGACTTTTAATCCGCGGGTCATGGGTTCGAGCCCCATGGGGCCCACCGTTCACGGGGTTTGAGCTACCCCACTGGGCTCGACTCCGAAGAAACTCCGAACATTCGCGTGAGCTTCGCTGCAGATTCGTCTCCCCCGGCACGACGCGACATGTAGACGTCTTGAGTCATGGACGGTCTCTTGTGCCCGAGGTACTCCGCAATAGCTCGGGCTGAGAGGCCGGACACATCTAGGGCCGTCGCTACCGTCTTACGGAAGGCGTGCGAGCTGAGTCCTGGGTAACCCAGCCTGTCGCGGTTCGCGCGCCAATCTGATTCCGTGTTGGAGGTGTCACGAAGCTTGCCGAGCATCGACGGGAACACGAGCTCGTCGGATGGCAGGTCGGCTGCCTGTCGTCGCCGCAGTAGCTCGAGCACGTCGTCAGGTACATGGATGGTGCGTGCCGAGGACTTTGTTTTTCCGTGCTCTTGGAGAACGAGCCCCATCCCCTTGGCCCTACCTACGGTGGCGCGGAACGTGACGGTCCTGCCCTCAAAGTCGACGTAGTGCCAGCGCAGTGCCAACGCTTCACCAATGCGGCATCCGGTGAAGAGCATGAACTCAAGCAAGTCGCTGAGGTCGAGTCGCTGCATCTCGGCGTCGTTGCGCACGACTTGCCTGAATCTCGGCACCTCGTCGAGCGGAATAGCAGACGACGCGCGCGAGGGGCCCTTGGCGATCCCCTCGATGGCAGCGACCGGGTTGCTTCGAAGAGCGTCATTCCTAACGGCCATGGCGAACATGCCGCTGAGGACAGAGCGACAACCTTTGGCCGCACCCGGTCCATTCTCCTTGGCGACGGTCGTCATGAATCGCTGTAGGCGCGCTGGCGTCGCTTCGGACACGCGCAGGTCCCCGAGCAGGGGCTTGATGATCTTGGTCAAGTTGTGGCGGTAGGTGTCGATCGTTCGCATTGTCTTGCCGGCGTCGACCTTCGCCTGTAGGAACGTGTCCCCCAAGACGGAGAGCCGAGTATCGGCGTCGATGGTGAGAGCCAGGCCGGCAGGAGCGGAGATGTCAGTCAGCGCTTCCTTGAGCGCTTGTACAGCCTTACTGCTCGTCTTCCCAGCGCGGACGCGTTCGACCTGCCGCCGCTTGCCATCCTCGAAGCGGTACAGCGTGCGAGCGCGCCATTGCCCCGGTGCGATCTCGGCCACGTTGATAACCCCGTACGTGCCAATGGGATTGCGAGGCCTAGGCACGACGACCACGGGGCTTCGATGGCACCGCCGCGCCAGTTCCTGGATCCAAGACGGGTGCCCCGAGACCTGGCCTATCGCCCTGCCCGTAATCCAGGTCACTGTCATTGGCGATGAACTCGACTACGGCAAGCCGTACTCGATCCAAGCGGTCGAGAACGCGCGCAGGCACCCGGCTGATGTTGAATGCGTCAGCGAATCGACCGTGCGACCACGACAGAGCTTCACGGTAAGCGTCAATCAACTCCTGCTCGTCGTCGTGGCTGTCTTCGCCGAAGTCGATTTGTCGCTGCTCGATCGCGACTGAGCGACCGGTCCCGGCGACGTACAGCGCCACGTCACCGTCTGCGATCTTCTCGCCAGTCTCGCGCAACTCACGGAGCTTGAGGATGCTGAAGAGCTTTTCCTCGGCGCGATTGAGGGCACCGATGAAGTTCCTATGCTCAGGCGAGATGGTCCCAACAGCCTCGAAGTCCATGACGTCGGTAGCAGCCAGGTATTCCAGCGAAGTCATTCCGTCATACGGAGGCGCAAGCCCCTCAAAGTCGAGCTTTGCCCAGGGGTCGTTCAACTCGACGAGCAGCTCAAGAGGGGACAGCTCCAGTCCACTTGCGATCAGCGCAACTTCGGAGAAAGAGGGGTCCGCTTTCCTGCCGCTTTCGATATTTGATATGACCGCTCGCGTGATGCGCTCGCTAGGGATGAGATCGGCAAGAGCGCTTGCCGACAGTCCCGTCTCTCGTCGAAGTCGAGCCAGCCGCAAGCCGAGCGGCGTCACCTCGTAGTTTTGCGCCATTTTGAATCAATCCCTCTTTTTCGCGCGTCGTATTGCGGCAGATGCCTACGGCTAGTACTCTCGTCACATCGAAGCAATCCGTTAGGTGATTGTCTCAAATTGAGTCAGGAGAGCCAATGGTACAGGGCACCCAGCGGTCAAGTTCGCCCAAGCTTGACATCAATGAACTCGCTTCCCAGCTAGGCGTCAGCACAGCGACCCTCTACCGGTGGAGAAGCACGGGCGCTGACATGCCCCGTGGCTTCAAGGTCGGCGCTCGCGTCCGTTGGACTCAGGAGTCCGTAGACGACTGGATCGACAAGCAGATGGCGAACTAGCCAGAGCCGCTCAACAGCGCCCCTTGGGGGCGCTAATTGTTGCGCTCAAAAACGCTGGCACCAGTAGTCCCCATCACACGGCGGCGCTGATCGGTGGCAGGCCCTCACGTACGGGGCGAGAACTTCACACAAGACAAGCGCGACGACGGCCAGGTACGGGAGCAGCAGCCCCTACACGGTGACCGAATGGTGGGTCACCAGGCAGAAGCCGTCATCGCGTGTTCGTCCGGCAGGTATGTCCCTGCCGGCACCGCAAGCCCCCGGTAATGCAAATGGCCCCGGCTGGTGTCCTACCACCGGCGAGGCCCGAACCCCGAAGGGAACCAAATCACATGAACAGTGTACCTGAATGGGCCGTCGACACGGTGGCCGCACATGAGAACGACGGCGTGCACACCTGGCACGTCGGACAGAGAGTCCCCGTGGCCCTCGACCTCCCCCGCAGCACCTCCCACAACCCGCACCTCGCGGCACCCACCGTCGCTGTCGTCCCAAACCGGCTCGACAAGCACAACGACGACAACAGCGTGACTGATGGCGAGACGTTCTACTGGGTCGACATCAGCGTCAATTACGCCGACCTCGAGGGCACCAAGACCGAACTGGCCGCTGCGTTCGCGGCGATCCTCGCAGCCATCCCCGACGACGCAGCATGACCCGTGCTGAGCGTCGCCACGCGCACCTCATCGCACCTCTCATGCGGGCCGCACGTGCCGCTCGCGATCTCTGGGCCGTCATCGGCGTCGCCCTACTCATCAACGCTGCAGCCCCCGCGCTGCTCTCAGCCATTGGAGTCCAGTCATGAGCAAGACGACCCGCGCCAACCGCCGCCAGTTCAACAGCGACACCCGCATCATCGCCCGCAACCTCAGAGCCGCAGCCAGACACGACGGCATGACGTGGCGCGAGCTGAGAGCCGTCGAACAGCGCCACCGCATCCCCGCCGGACGACTGCTCCTCGCGCTCGCCGGCATCAGGCTGCTCGCCTCGGACATGATCCTGCTGCAGTTCGAGCTGGGCCTCAGCGTCTCGCAGGTATTCGCCGGGACGTCGCGGAGCAAGCAGGTGCCCGCATGACCATCTACGTCCCCGCACCCGCTGACATGTCGGACCAGGCACGCGAGGCGCTGGCCGACGTGCTCAGCACCAGCGTCGACCCCGAGTCGCTGCTCGACCCGGCGCACCACACCACCGAGGACAGCCTCACGACCGCTGACGAGCTGACCCGGCTGGGATACCTCGTGCCCGCCGAGACCGCAGGCTTCGTCAAGTTCACACTCGAGCTGGCACCGAGACCGGAACCCGCGGACGGCGAGGCATCCGACCTGCAGCCCGCCATGGACGCGCTCAAGTCCATCATGCGGACCGCCCGCCCCGGGGCGCTCCCCGCCGACCTCATGGCCGGCGTGGGCGTGGACAGCACCCCCGGCGGCTACCGCCTGGTCTCGACACTGCACAGCATCCTGCTGCTTGCCGGATACACGGCCAGCGGACGCATCGCCCCCGAGGCCGTCGCGGCCCACCTCACCCCGATCACGGCGATCCTCGCTCGTTCGATCACCTCAGGGGGTGCCCCAGACGATGCCCCGTGACCGCGCCAACATCAGAACCAACATCTGGGCAAGTACCGACTGGCGTCGTCTGACCAAGGGGGCACAGCAGCTCTACATGATGCTGCTGAGTCACCCCGACCTGAGCTACGCGGGAGTGTGCGACTGGCGACCAGGGCGGCTTGCTCAGATGACAACTGGGGAGACCTCCGAATCAGTAACACGAGACGCGGACGAACTGCAGCGGCATCACTTCGTGCTGCGAGACGACGTGACCGAAGAGGTGTGCATCCGTTCATTTCTGAAACACGACGGCTTGCTCCGGCACCCGCAGCTGTCGGTCTCATTCGCCAACGCCTATGCCGCTGTTGCGTCTCCGACCATCCGAGAAGTCATCGCACACGAGGCCCAAAAGCTTCACCTGTCGGAACCAAGTCTCGTCGCCTGGACAAAGCATCAGGTGCGAACGATTCTCTCGGAACCGGCACGCGACCTGAAAGCAAACCCCGTTGGGGCTGAGCCAGCACCCCAGCCAGCACCCCGTTTAGGGGCTAGCTCCATCCGGCCCCGGGGGGCAACCACTACTACGTCTACTACTACGGCTACAGAAAAACCTTTGTCGCCCGCTAAAGCGGACGACGACGGGCATCTGATCCCTTCTGACTGGGCACCGAATCAGAAGCACCGTGACAAAGCGAAGTCGCTGAACATCGACGTCGACCGCCAGGCAGAGCGCTTCGTCGAGCACGCCAACCGGACCGTCAGACGGCTCAAGAACTGGAACACCGGATTTACGAACTGGCTCAACAAGCAAGCCGTGTTCACGCAGCAACGCGCTGCGTCACCGACCGCCGGTCAAGCGCAGGCCCCTGCGCCGCGCCTGACTGCCGTCGAGCTGAACCTCATCAACTACCAGCAGAGATACAAGGAGCCGAACGATGGACAAGCGGGAGACCGAACAGCTATTGATTCAGGCATCGGCCATTGACTCGCGCCGTGTCGTCGAGCCGGTCGTCGTCGCGTGGCAGGCAGTCCTGTCTGACATCGCGTACGCGGATGCTGAGCGCGCCCTGGTGCAGCACCGCCGCGATCAGCCGGGCGTCTACCTCGAGCCGGGCCACATCGTGCAGCAGGTCCGTATCGCCCGCCAGCGGCACCGAGAGGTGCATGGCATCCACCCGCCGCCACCGCCCGGGAAGCGATGGGCAGTTCAGGTCATCGAAGACATGCCCGGCGACCTCAGTGACGCCCGCGAGCTGCGCTCGTGAACCCGACCACGCCTGACCCCTACCGAAAGGAGACCCGTGGGCAAAGCATTCGACCGCGTAATTGACGCAGCCAACAGCCAGGGCCTCCGCGTCAAGACGACGGGGAAACAGACCGCCCAGTTTCAAGCGCCCGGGCACTCCAACGCTGACCTGTCGGTCACCCTGACCGACATCGGCGGGCAGGTGTTGCTGCACTCGCACTCCGACCCGACCGACGACGTTCGCGAAGCGCTGGGCCTCAAGCTGTCCGACCTGTTCGACGAGCCGAAGGGGGTGACGTACACCTACGGCGACAGCAGACAGGTGCACCGCTCCCCCACCAAACAGTTCCGGCAGAGCGGCAACACCAAGGGCACGCAGCTCTACCGCGCCGAGAAGATCCCCGCAGCAACGGTCGTCTTTTTCGTCGAAGGGGAGAAAGACGTTCACGCGCTCGAGTCCGCCGGTGCTGTCGCAACCTGCATCGCCATGGGCGCAGGCAAAGCGCATCTGTTCGACCTGACTCCGCTCTACGGCAAGCACGTCCGCATCGTTCGCGACCTCGACGAACCGGGTATGCAGCACGCGATGGACGTCGCCGGGATCCTCGAGGGCAAAGCGGCATCCGTGAAGCTGCTCAGCGCTGCCGAGGGGAAAGATGCCGCCGACCATATCGGCAGCGGTCACACCCTCGACGACTTTCGTGAAGAGCAGTTCCCCGCCCCGGTCGTCCCGGTCGACGCCGACTTTGAGCTGCAGGTCGAGCAGATCATGCTGTTCGAGCGCGCCAAGACGGAGGCACGCAACCGCCAGGCGGCAACCCATGCCGTCACGCTGGAACCGAAGTTACTCCGCGACATTCTCGCCGCCGACGTCACCTACGACTGGCTTGTGGAGGGACTGCTCGAGACGCAAGACCGGCTGATCCTCACCGGCGGTGAGGGTGCGGGCAAGTCGTACCTGACACGGCAAATCGCCATCAGCATCGCAGCGGGCGTCCACCCGTTCCGAGTCACGGAGCAGATCGAACCGCGCCGCGTGCTGGTCATCGACGCGGAGAACAGCGAACGGCAGTGGGCACGCAACACCAAGTACGTGACCCATTTGACCGGCAGCCACGGGCGAGGCGACCCCGGCACCAACGTTTTCGTCAGCGCCGGGACACGCCTCAACTTCAAACTGCAGGCCGATGTCGACACCGTGCACAAGCTCATGGACCAGTTCAAACCCTCAGCGCTCTACATCGGCCCGCTCTACAAGATGCTCGACGGGGCGCTCAACAACGACGACGACGCAGCCCCGGTCATCATGGCGCTCGACACGTTCCGCGAACGCGGCGTGGCGCTGCTCATGGAAGCGCACGCAGGGCACGGCAAAGCCATCGGCGGTGAGCGCGACCTCAGGCCGCGCGGGTCCTCGCAGCTTCTCGGGTGGCCCGAGTTTGGTCTCGGTCTGCGATCGATGGAAGAGGACGACAACTTGGCCACGCTCGTCCACTGGCGCGGTGACCGTGACGTCCGCAACTGGCCCGGACGACTCCGACGCGGCGTCGTCGGCGAAATGCCATGGATGCCCGCTTACTAGTCCGCCCCAAAACACCTATCCCACTTTCTGCGCCACGGAACGGAGACCCCCGTATGACCCAACAGTCCGACACTCTCGAGCTCACACCCGACCAGATCCTCCACCTCGCCACGGCCCGCGCTCGCCGCAGCCTGGTTGAAGCACCCGGACTGATCGCCTACGTCCGCACACTCATCACCCCCGGACTCGGCGGGGCCAGCGACGGCATGCCACGACCCGCATCAAAGACGGCACCACTCCCCCTCAGAGCCGATGCCGTCGACGACACTGACGACGTCTTCGCCCGGCTGCTGCACTGGGTCAGCTACTGGGCCGGCGTCTACCGACTCGCCCCGCCCTCGAGCATGCAGGTCCACTGGGCACAGGACGGCGAAGTAACTGGCTTTCGCGCCTCCACCCCGCCGGAGGGTGCCGGTGCGCTCACCCAGCAGGCGACCCTCTGGTTGCTCGCGCGACACGACCTCATCGCGGGCCACGACACCGGCATGACCTACTTCGAAGACGTCGCCGACATGATGCGAGACCTTCGTGGTCGATTCCCCCGCGCACCACGTCCGCCCCGAGGTGTCCTCGATCGCCCCTGCCCCGTCTGCGACCAGTACGCGTTCGGCGCTACATGGACGGGTGGGTCCGTCGATCAGTTCGAGCTCCGATGCTCCAAGTGCGAACACACCGAAGACGCAGCGTCGTTCATCAAAGCCGGCCGCGTGCGCGAGCTACTCCACGAACTGCGCGAGGAGCACGCCGAACCCAAATCGGAGTGGTGGTCGAAGCGCCAGGCAGCACTCGAACTCGGGATCACACCCCAGACTCTCAACCGTTACATCGCTGAGGGGCTCAGCACCGTCACCCTCGTTGGTGGCGTCTACGTCAAGACCGACGATCTCCTTGACCTGTGGCGAGAAAAAAGGCTGCGCATGAAGACACGCGCCGCGACACGGACCGCATGAACTAGCGCCTGTTCAGATCTCTGTTAAGCTTTGCTCAAGCAACCGGTCCGCCCGCAGGTATCCACCTCGGGCGGACCTGTATTTAACCCGTCACGTCATTCACTTCACTGACTGGGGCTGTAGCAGCTGGCCAGGCGGCCTGGCCTTCTGATGCAACAGGCTCCAGCCGTGAAATATCGACGCAATGCCTGAACAGGCGATAACACTTCGCTAGTCTTCACACCATGACCCGGATCGAAGGCGAAACGGCCCAGGCCAAAGGGGCCGATGGCGCTCGACGGGCGAAGCGATGGTTGGAGTCGACCACCCGCGTCAATGCCCAGTGGGTCAATCCGGACCCCCCAGCCGTCGCCAAGCTGACGTTTGCATGGCCTCATGGAGGCCAAAACTTCTCCTTCGACCTGGGCGGGCTACTAAAGTACGGTGATCTCGACGGTCACCTCTTTTTTGCTGAGTCTAAGAACTACGCGGCCCCATCCGACCTCCGCGAGCACTACTCGAAATTTCTTGCCCAGTGCTACGTGGCATACCTGGACAAACCGGCTTACTGCGACCATTTCATGTGGATCGCCTGGAGCCCCCACGATATTACGAAGTGGCCGACGCTGACCACTGCCGACTACGTGAAAAAGCACGTCGTCCTCCACCGGGCGCGGGTGTTCGGTGATGGAGTCTCCGAAGTCGACGCAGAAGCGCTGATCGACGAAGAGGCGGTCTCAGCGGTTGCGAGCAGACTCTGGCTCATCATTCTCTCCGAAAAGCAGGAAACGCTTGTGATTTCCAAGGAGCACAGGGGCGTTATCGACCAATACGAAGCAGTGAAGGGCGACTGATGGCCGACGTGTCTGGTTTCGCCGTCCAGATTCTCAACGGCCTGTTCGACCCTTCACCCGCAGAATCCATCTTCCGCGTTAAGAACGCAGTGGCCAAGGAACTCTCCGCGCTCGACGCCACCGCCAAGATTCGATCCACGAACCACTTCAATCACACTTTTGCGCCAGACTTTGTGATGACCTGGCCCGATGAAACGAGCCGGCGCGTCTACCTGCGGTTGACGTACGACCTTGACGCACTAGTTGATGATGTAGCACTCATAGACAGCAATGACCCCCTCATCTTTGGCCTCACAAGCCCGGAGTCAGAGGAGGCGCAGCCCGCAATTGATGAGGCAATAGCGGACACAAATGCCATGTTTACTGAGCCCTCGGCACTCGAGCGTCTGATTGATCGGAAGCAATCCGACGCGACCGCCAACATGCTGAGCAATGCCTTGGCGCAAGGCGGGCGCGGCACGTTTGTGGCAGACCAAGCTGTGGAACTCGCAGACGTCGTGGCTCGCGGCTTCGACGCTGCGGCGAAGGTTGAGTTTGAACCCACCGCAGATGCGGTCGAACTGCTCAGCAACCGCCTAGATGGAACTCAGGCGTGGCGTCTGAATCGCGTTCTGCAAGCCGTGTGGGAGGGCAGCAACGGCTCGTTGTCCCAATTCCCGGGCGGGGCCGACACCTCGGGACGTCTCAACTCCGAATCGCTGAGTTACCTAGTCAAATACATGCAGACCGACGACATGGGCTTCTGGAAACGCGTCGGCCGTGGTCTGCGACTTTCCGATCTAGAGTCCCTGGACTTCGACACGGATTTCGAGAATGTCCAGCATCTAATCGGAGCGAATCTAGACGTAATTGCAGCGCGAGCCGTGGTTGTGAAAAGTGATCCGCTTGGGCTTGACCCAGCCGTTGAGGGCGAGCTGTTCCATTGGAAGCGTCGCGGCCGTCACGTTAGCTTCGAAGCCCCGAATCTGTTTGCGATCCTGGGGAGTGCGAAAAAGGACCTGGACGATGTGGACAGAGACAAGGCCAAGGCAGTTTCGGTCGAACGGTTCATTGAACGTTCACAAGACTTCGACCTTCTGGAGGTCAGCCTTCACTCTGGCCCGGAGCAGATCAGTGCAAAAATTGACGAAGGAGTCATCAGCGTCGAGAGACTGCGCGGGCTGTCCGCCACGTTCGAGGATGCCGGCGAGGTTGCGCAAGCCATCGTAGCGACGTCGTCTGGTCGCGTGAATGTCGCGCTTGCAGAGCGCGCGGGTACGGGCGTGACACGTAGCAACATTCTTCTCGCTGACCTCGTGGCAACCACGGTCTGCCTCGTTGAGGATCTCGCTGCCGAACATCGTGATCCCCTGATGAAGTTTTTGGCTTACGAGAAAGACGACAGCCAGACACCTCTTGATTTGAGTGTTCTTGCTCAGGAGGACGCGGACGACAGCGTCTGAGCAAACCTCTAACGAACCAGAGCCGACAGTCACACTTCACGAAAGGCCTCCACTTCAGCGGGGGCCTTTCGTCGTAAGCCGGCAGGTCGCGATACCTGCTGTCGAGGGGCACGGGTTGGTCCCCTTCTTGAAACGCGCTGCACGTTGAGACCCCGCACGCAGCCCAGAGCCTGACTGGACAACAGGTCACACTTCGGAGGCGCGCATGCAGCAATGGTGCTCATGCGGTGCAGCCATACGCAGCCTCAGCCCACGACGCGTACGACAGTGGGCAGACAACCACCGCCACGAACCACAACAAGCACCCGAACCCGAAAAGCAAGGCTCATTCGCACAAGCCGAACTCAGCCACCAAGACGACTACGCCGACTACGACATGCGCCTTGGGTTCCAAGCCAACCCCTAACACTTCCGATCCAAGGGCCGACACGCACCTACACAGCGTGACCCTGCTCAACCTCAGCACAGCTCGAGGCAGCGGGAGAGTCGCGACCAATTATCAACCGCGGCGTATGGATCGGAACACCCTCAACAGGACGGGCAGCGGCATGATCGACGACAACGGAGTCAAGATCATTGCCGACGTAACCGACTACCTGACCGCCTGCGAGACAGCCAAGGAAGCATGGACCGGGCCGCATGACTGGGACTGACCACAACTGGCGGTGCCGACTCTGCGGGACTGCATACGTTGTGCCCTCACTGCTCGCTGATCATGTGGCACAACACGAGCTATACGGCATCAAAACGGACTAACCAACCGGGGGGTTGAACATGGACACATACACCATCAACGCGGATCAAGTCGGGGTCTACGAAATCCCACTCACAGCCGGGAACGTCACCGCCGTAACCATAGCCAACAGGTACGGTTCACTCGTCAACCGTGCCCAAGTCGGCGTCCATGACGCCTCCATGCCCGTCTACGCACGACTCGGTAACACCGTCACAGTCAAAGACCCCAAGTCGCAAGTCGTCGCACCCGGTACCTGGCTTGAGATCCCAACAGGGCAGACAGGCACAACCACCACCATCGCACTCATCAGCGCAGCAGACGCCACAGTAAGCGTCGCACGCGCATGAACCGCGGACTCTTCGGCATCGTCGATGGGGCGCTCAAAGCCGCCGTCAGCACCGCCCAGGCCACAGCAGACAACGCCCGCCAGATGGTCCTCAACCGCGACCCCAGGCTCGCATCACTCGACGCCGCACTTGCTGCCGGCGACACGGTGCACGCCGCCATCAACAAGCGCATCGACGATCTGCCCAAGCCGTCCACCAGCAGCGTGCAGATCGAATACCGCGATGGTGTCGCAGTGCCCGCCGTCGTCTCGCTGCTTGGCCTCAGTGCCACAGCCGACGTCACCCTCACCTGGCCCAACGCGTTCGCCGACACGGCATACGTCGTCACACCCCAAGTCAGCACTGCAGTTGCAGGGCTACTTGGCAAGACAGGTGCGACAGTCAAAAGCAAGACCGCCACCGGGTGCGTCATCACAGTCACGACAACCGCCTTGATCGCAGCAGGACAGGCCACATTGTCTGCGGTTGCCTATCGCAAAGGGTGAGCATGGGGAACATCCCACGCAACAGTGCACAGCGAGACCGCGACCGTGCACGCATCCGAGCTACTAAAGCCGGGTGCTGGATATGTGGGCAAGCGGTGGACTACACGCTGCCGCACACAGACCCAATGTCATTTGTCGTCGATCATGTGATCCCCTTAGCGAAGGGAGGACAAGATGCGCTCGCCAACAAGAAGGCAGCGCATCGAAGACAATCACGTGAGTGCAACTCGAAGAAGAGGGCGCGAATTATTGCGCCAATCGTGAAGAGAAGCGGCGCATTAAAGTAGAATAAGAACGGCCCCAAACCAAGAGTTACAGCTCTTGCCGGGGCCTGACCGAACACCTTGACTAGAAGGGCTCCGGCTATGAATGACCGTACCTGCAACCGATGCAAACTGCCACTCAACAGTGGGCAGAAGAAGTACTGCTCCCACCTGTGCGCCAACCGCGACACGATGGAAGTCAAGTCACGTGCGTCTCAGGCAGTCGAGTGGGCAACCTGCTCTGTCGATAGCTGCACCAAGCCATCACGTGCACGCACAGCCAGTCTGTGCAAGATGCACTACCACCGTCTCTACCGATACGGCACGCTCGAGCGGACCACGACCTTGGTCAAGCGGGGCGAGCGCGAACCAGCGACCAGCCCAGCCAACATCCTCGGCCAGAGGTACGGCACCCTGGTCGTAGCCGAGCGGGTAGGTAACTCATGGCTGTGTATCTGCGACTGCGGAGAACAGCGCATCACGCGAACAGGTGACCTCAACCGCACAGGTGAGAGCAACACCTGCGGCAAGCCGGGCATGCACCTCGCACTCATCGTTGAGTACGGTGCGGCACACGAACGCGTCGAACGTAAACACGGACGAGCAAGCACACACGCCTGCATCGACTGCGGTAAGCGCGCCTACCACTGGTCCTACGATCACCAAGATCAGGACGAACTGATCAGCCAGGCTACCTACTCAGCCGGCATCGCATACAGCCTCAAGACTGAACACTACGAGGCAAGGTGTGTGGCATGTCACAAGGCGTTCGACCTGACGCATATCAATGCGACTCGATTCGCTGAGTTCGTCAACTAAGCCGACCAGGGGGGATGGCCCCCTCCAACGTAGCCGCCAGACCCTCCGGGGTTAGGCGATGTACATTTTGGGCTGTTTTTCCACAGGGGGTGATTGCGTTGGCCGCTCGTAAGAACCCTCTCCGCGCTGTTACTGACGCCGATATGCCAGATAAGCCGCCCAAGGTGAAGTCGATCACTGAGGCTGCAGAGGATGGAGACACCCTCTCCGAGCTGAAAGCGATGCGTGTTCTGAATGCGCAGATGATGTCGAATCCGAACATTCAGGGCCGGGACTTTGCGGCCCTTTCGCGGAGGCATCTCGAGATCGGTCGGGAGATTGATTCGCTGGTTTTGAAGGCGAAACAGGAGGCGGCTGAGGATGGCGTCACCGGAACTCCTGACGAAGAGTGGGACGAGGAAGCTATCTGAGGTTGCTCGGCACGTGATTTTGCCTTCGGGGATTACCTCGAGCGGCTGGCCTGATGTGCGTGACCGTGCGAAGGAGATGGGCCTAGCTTTCGACGACTGGCAGGTTGGTGTTTGCCGGGCGATCCTGGCGAAGCGATCTGATGGCAAGTACGCGGCCACTGTTGGCGGCGTGGCGATGTCGATCAGCCGGCAGACGGGCAAGACGTACACGCTTGGTGCAGTCTCGTTTGCCCTCTGCCTCGGCAACCCGAATACGACAGTCCTGTGGACTGCTCACCGGCTGAAAACGGCCAAAGAGACTTTCAAGTCCATGCAGGGTATGGCTCGCCGGCGCAAGATCGCGCCCAACATCGAGCAGGTCTTCACGGCCTCTGGTTCGGAAGAGATCGTCTTCCGCAACGGGTCACGGATCATGTTCGGCGCTCGGGAGACCGGATTCGGTCGAGGTTTTGCCAAGGTCGACATCGAGGTGTTCGACGAGGCTCAGATTCTCACTGAGCGCGCCTTGGACGACATGCTGCCCGCGATGAACGCTTCGCCTAACGCTTTGGCGATCTTCACGGGGACTCCCCCGCGGCCAATCGATCCTGGCGAGGTTTTCAGCCGGATGCGGCTAGAGGCTATTCAGACCGGATCGGGCAATGGTGACGGCCTCTACATCGAGTTCAGTGCCGATAAGGATGCCGCTCCTGACGACCTCGAGCAGCAGGCTAAAGCGAACCCATCGTTCCCTCACCGGACGCCCATTGAGGCTATCCAGCGGATGCGAAAGAACCTTGCGGAGGACTCGTTCCTCCGCGAGGCGATGGGCATATGGGATGCTGACTCGAATCACCGGGTCATCTCCGAAGACGACTGGGACAAGGCTGCTGACCCCGCTTCCATGCCTGTGGATCGCCTGACGCTTGCCGCTGATGTCCCTCCCGACCGCTCAGTAGCCGCTGTGGCACTTGCTGGTCTGCGCCCTGATGGTCGCTGGCACGTCGAGTACGACGAGCAGCGCAAGGGCGTCGATTGGGTGGTGCCGTGGATTGTGGAGCGGGCCTCGAAGAACAAGCTGCACTCGATCGTGGTCGACGAGATGACTGGCCTGGTCGAAAAGCGGCGGGATCGCAACTACTTGCTCGGGACTGACCTTCTCGTGACTCTTGCTGGCGCGGAAGGACGAGACATGGCGATCGCTTGTGCGAAGTTCTACGACGGTGTCTTGGACGGGTCGGTCAAGCATCCTGATCAGCCTCAGGCCAACGTTTCGGTCTCTGTCGCCCGTAAGCGACCCCTGCAGGGCGGTTGGGCTTGGAACCGGAAAGACGCGGCGTCGGACATCTCAATCACCGTGGCTGAAACTCTCGCTCTCTGGGGCGCTCAGAACGACAACGTGCAGCGCCCAACTAAGCGCACTGGATCTAGGACGGCGGTGGTGCTTTGAGCGACAAGCTGAACGTGCCGCAGCTCAAGGATCTTGAGTCGCGGACTCTGAACCATTTGGTTGAGCAGCTTGACGAGAAGCGTGAGCGGAACCTGATTAGGTCGAGCTATTACGAGGGTCGTCGTGCTCTCAAGCAGGTTGGCTCTGTTATTCCGCCTCAGTACGGGAAGCTCGGTCTGGCGCTCGGCTGGTCGGCTAAGGGTGTCGATGGGCTTGCTCGTCGGTGCAATCTTGAGAAGATGATCTGGCCTGGTGGCGATCTTGCTGCTCTGGGCATGGACACGCTCGAGGACAGCAACTACCTCAAGTCGGAGATCTCTCAGGGCCGCACAGACTCGCTGCTCCATGGTGTCTCGTATCTCATCACGACTCGTGGCGACGAGTCGCTTGGTGAGCCTGCTGCACTGGTCCACGCTCGGGATGCTCTGAATGCCACGGGTGACTGGAATGTGCGTACCCGCCGTCTGGACAACCTGCTGTCGATCACTTCTCGCAAGGACTCGAACGTCACGGGCTTCGTTCTGTATCTCGATGGCCTGACGATCAGCGCGGAGAAGGACGGCAACCGTTGGGCTGTGGACAAGTCTGAGCATGACTTTGGCGTCCCGGTGGATCCGCTGGTGTACCGGCCTCGTTCGTCGAGGCGTATGGGCCGCTCGAGGATCACCCGCGCGGTGATGTCGACTCAGGATGCAGCTCTTCGTACGCTGGTGCGTCTTGAGGCGCACATGGACATTTACGCGATCCCGAAGATGATGCTTCTGGGTGCTGATGAGTCGATCTTCAAGAACCCGGACGGGTCGCAGAAAGCGTCGTGGCAGATCGCCCTGGGTCGTGCGTTTGGCATTCCGGATGATGAAGACGCGACCACGCCGCGGGCCGATGTGAAGCAGTTCGCTGCCGAGTCTCCTGAGCCGCATCTTGCCCAGTTGAACGCACTGGCGAAGCTGATGGCTCGTGAGACCGACCTGTCGGATGCTGACTTCGCTTTGACGGATATGGCGAATCCGACTGCGGCTGACGCGTACTCAGAGGCTGAGAAGTCGTTGCTGGCTGAGGCTGAGGGTGCGACTGATGATTGGTCGATTCCGGTTCGTCGAACGGTGACTCGTGCGCTGGCAATTCAGAATGGCCTGTCGTCGATTCCTGATGAGTGGGCGTCGATTGATGCGAAGTGGCGTGACCCAAAATTCCTTTCGCGGGCGGCTGCTGCTGACGCTGGCGCGAAGCAGATCGCGTCTGTTCCGTGGCTTGCTGAGACTGAGGTTGGTCTTGAGTTGTTGGGTCTTGACGAGCAGCAGATTAAGCGGGCAATGGCGGACAAGCGTCGTGCGTCTGGTCGGGCAGTGATCGCTGCTCTGAACCCGGCTCCTGCTGTTGTACCGGCTCCTGCGGTTGCGGCTGATGCCGTCACCGCGTGAGTCGCGGGCGGCGCTGCAACTTCTAACGGCTGATGCTCTTGGGGCGACTGAGGACCTGTTCTCGAGGCTGAACGGGTCTGCTGAGCAGCGCCGGCTGGTGCTGCTTGAGACGGTGCCTGGTCTGATCGATTACTACTCGGATGGGTCGGCGGCTTTGGCTGCTGATCTGTATGAGGAGGAGCGCGATCAAGCGGGCGTGACGAAGCTGTACGCCGTTGAGCCGGTTGTGGATGATCGGTTGGTGAAGCAGCGGCGCGGGATCGCGTGGGCTGCTGATCCGCTGTTCTCTGAGACCGATGTGGCTGCAGCGTCCACCTTGGCCTTGTCGCGGCTGGCGGAGATCGTGCAGCCGGAGGTTGCGCGCCCGTATCGGACAACGATCTTGGCGAACCGTCGTCAGGATCCTGAGGCGGTCGGTTGGCAGCGAATCACAAATGGTGGGTGCCGGTTCTGCCGGATGCTCGCTGCTCGTGGCGCTGTCTACCGGGAGGCCTCGGTGCGGTTTGCTGCCCACCCAAATTGTCACTGCACAGCGGTTCCGGTGTTCGTCGGCAACTTCACGGGCGAGGAAGCCTCCACGATTCAGTACGTCGCTTCTCGCCGTTCCCGGTCGCCTGCTCAGAAAGCTGAGCTGCGCGCGTATCTCGATGAGTTTTACGGGCCTGACCCGCATTGATCTACCCCGATGGGGTGAACGTTACGGCCACGTCTAAGGCCGGTCTGATTGTGCGACGGCACGGAAACGGGGTAACCGGTGAGTGATGCAACGACGACTGATGCCGCATCTGCTGAGACTGCGGCGGCTGAGGGCGACACTAAGCAGACAGAGGCGCAGACAGTTTCTCAGGCTGATGTTGACCGGATTGTGAAGGACCGTGTGGCGCGTGAGCGTGCCAAGTATGCGGACTATGACGATCTCAAGGCGCGGGCTGAGGGTTCGAAGACGCTCGAGGAGCGTCTTGCGGCCATGGAGACGGAGCTGACGACGACGAAGACGCGGGCGCTCAAGACGAGCATCGCGGCGAAGTTCGGGATCAGCACGGACCCTGGCCCTAAGGGTGAGCCGTCTGACGCTGACCTGTTTCTGACCGGTTCCGACGCCGACTCTCTCACTGCGCAGGCTCAGCGGCTTGCGGGGCGGGATGCAGACCGGAAGAAGCAAGGCAATGTCGCGCCCAGGGAGGGTTCGACTACCAGCGAAGGCACTGAGGACGGTGACAAGCGCGAGTTCGCGCGGTCCCTGTTCGGCAGTGCCGAATAGACGAAAGGTTCTCTCATGGCAATCCTTGCCACTAGCAACATCACGCTCCCGAAGACCATTGCGGCGGGCATGTTCTCGAAGGCCACGACCGGTTCGGCTGTTGCCGCGCTGTCGGGTTCTGAGCCGCAGCAGTTCGGTGAAGTCACTCACATGACCCTCACCGGTCGCCCCCGTGCTGAGCTTGTTGGTGAGGGTGCCCAGAAGGGTTCCACCAGCACCACGTTCGGCACGAAGGTTGTGACTCCTCACAAGTTCCAGGTCACGCAGCGCTTCAACCAGGAAGTGAAGTGGGCTGACGAGGACTACCAGCTCGGCATCCTGCAGACCCTCTCTGATGAGGGTTCGCTTGCTCTGGCACGCGCACTCGACCTTGGTGTCTTCCACGGCATCAACCCGCTGTCGGGTGCTGCTGCTGCCTCGATCGTTGCCGGCGACCGGATCGGCACGACCACCAACAAGGTTGAGCTGACCACGGCGACGCTCACCACCCCGGATATCGTCATCGAGCAGGCTGCTGGCCTGGTCATTGCCGATGGGTACCTGCCCACGGGTATTGCCTTCGACCCGCGCTACGCGTGGAACGTTGCGACGGCCCGCTATGCCGACGGTCGCAAGAAGTACCCCGAGCTTGGGTACGGCTCGAACATCACTACCTTCGAGGGCCTGCAGGCGTTCAGCTCGAGCACGGTTTCGGGCCTGCCTGAGGCTGCTGCCGACAGCGGCATCAAGGCCATCGTCGGGCAGTGGGACCTCCTTCGTTGGGGTGTCCAGCGCAGCATCCCGGTCGAGCTGATCGAGCACGGTGACCCTGACGGTCAGGGCGACCTCAAGCGCCAGAACCAGATCGCCCTCCGCATGGAGGTCGTCTACGGCTGGGGCGTCATGGACCTCGATGGCTTCTCGACCATCGAGGACAAGGTGGCGAACGTCTAATGGGTCGGTTCCGCAACCTTGAGACGGATGTTGTTGTGTCCGTCGATGACAGCAAGGATGACCGGTTCGTGAGCGGGTGGGAGCCGGCTGACGGCCCTGTCAAGCGCGCTCCTGGCCGTCCGAAGAAGTCTGACGATTAGTTAGGGAGGGGGCGGTCATGTCTGTGACTCCCAACATGATTGCGGTTGCTCTTGGGCAGGCCGCCCCCGAACCTGATTCGATCCAGGATCAGCAGTGGTCGTTGTGGATCGATGATGCGTACATGTTGATCGATACACGGCGGCTGAGTCTTGATCCGACGATTGAGATTGATCAGGCGAAGCTTGATTATGTGGTCCGGGAATCCGTCGTGGCTCATGTGAAGAAGCCGGATGATGCCACTCAGGTGACCGTTTCGGTGGATGACGCGTCCACGTCGCGCTCGTACCGTTCCGGTAAGGGTCGTGTGACGATCCTCGATGAGTGGTGGACGCTGCTGGGTCTCACGGACCCGGGGGGTGCGTTCTCACTCGACATGGTGGCTGCTGCCACGTCGCATCTGCCGTGGTGCTCGGGGATGTTTGGTGCGACGTACTGCTCTTGCGGCGTGGACATCGCGGGTACGCCGATCTTTGAGCGAGGCCCCGGATGGTGAGCCTCGAGCGGGACGTATTGGCATCTCTGCCGTATCTGCGTGCTGAGGCCGAGGCTCGGATGACTGACCGGTGTGCGATCGGTTGGGAGCGTCCTGGTGATGTTCTGGACGAGGAGACGGGCGAGTACGAGCCCTCGTTTGAGGTTGTGTATTCAGGTCCGTGCCGCTTCAAAGCTGGGACGACTGCTGCGGGTGAGTTGAACGCAGTGGGGCAACTATTGGTCGAGCAGGACTCGACTCTGAGCCTCCCCATCAATACGTCGACCGCGGTTACCAAAGACATGCAGGTGCGTGTCACCGCATCCCTAACAGATCCTGGCCTTGTCGGTGTCACTGCCCGCATCCAGGCACCATCTGTTGGTTCTTACCGGACAGCGCGCCGGTTCGCGGTAGAGGTCACGACCTAGGAGGCATCATGCCTGACGGTTTCGAGTTCGACTTCTCCGACATGGCGAAGCTCGCGGCAAGCCTTGGCGAGGTGCCGAAGCATGCTGGCGAGAACGTGCGTAAGGCCACGGAGGTGTCCGCGCGTCACGTGAAAGACGAGTGGAAGAAGAAGCTGGTTGGGGCTAAGAGTCTCGGCCAGGCCAACCGCGCGATCTCCTACGAGCTAAAGGGTGGCCGCGCAATTCGTGGCTCGCAGATCACGGCTGAGATCGGTGCTGAGCTTGGCGGTCAGGGTTCGTTGGTCGGCATTGTCGAGTACGGATCCCCCACGTTGGCCCCGCGCGGTTACGGCCTGAGGGCGCTTGAGGATACGACTGAGGATTTCCAGCGTGGTCTTGAGAAGGCTCTTGAGGATGCTGAGCGGAAGGCTGGTCTATGAGTCTCCGTAAGACTGCTGAGGCCGTGAAGTTGCGTTTGCAGGAGGACACGATCTTGGCCGGGTCGACGTTCCAAGGCGTAGTGACGAACCGTCCGAGTCGTTACGTGTCGTTCTTCCTGTCGGGCGGTCAGCGTACGAAGGGTCGCTTCACCGGCCCGTCGTCGGTCGCGGATTACACAATGACAACCCATTCAGTCGGCACGACTCCTGAGCAGGCGCAGCTTGTTGAGGAGCGTGTGCAGGCGAAGTTGGTCGATTGGACGCCGACGATCACGGGTTTCGTGTGTCGTCGTGTTCAGCATGATGGTTCGCAGCCTATTGAGATTGACACTGATGTGTCTCCGCCGCTGTATTACATCGCCTCGAGTTACGGGCTGACGATGGAGCAGACGGCGTAACAACGCATACGGAAGGGCATCCGAGTGGGTGCCCTTTTTCTGTGCCCAAAAACCCTGCCTTGGCAACCGCTTTGGGCAGTAGTCGCCCCGCGGTTGCGGGGTTCATCATTAGGAGAATCCCTATGGCTGTTGAGCCAACCCCGGCATCCATCCAGTCTGATGGCAACTGGCGAATCACGAACGTCCCTGCCGCAGCGAACGCGAAATCGGTCGCCATCCTGAACGGCACCGGCGCGAAGCCGATCACGTACGGGCTGACCGCTGATGGCTTCACCTCGACCGTTGCGCAGGCGACGGTTGAGGACAAGCGACTGACCCTGCCGCAGGATCTGTCGCGTCCCGGCAAGGTCACTGAGACGGCTGAGCTCAAGGCTGTTGCTTCGGTGACGGATGGGTCGGCTGATCAGGTGCTTCTGGCGCTGTCGCAGTCTGGCGAAGAGTCGCAGTTTGTGGTGCGTCGTGGGGTCAGCAACTCGGCGGTTCACGCAACGGGGCAGATCGCGGACATCATCACGGCGGTTGTTGGTGTTCGCCGACCGGATGCGCCCACTGAGAACGGGGTGGACACGGCGACTTACAGCCTGTTCATCACGAAGCCCACTGACCGTCAGGTGACTCTCGTCGCTTGACCTGAACTCCTGCCGGGGTGCCCACCGTCGCCCCGGCAGGTTCCTCTTCACGGTGGATGAAACGGTGGACTTAATGAGCTTTTCTGAGGATTTGAAGGCCGTCAAAGATGCGGTTGTCCCGCACGTTGATGTGCCGCTGACGATCAACGGCAACGCGCACACGATGCGTGTGCGTCGGGCTGATGCGCTGGATTGGGTTGATGCGGTTGACCGCTCCCCTCTGCGTCCTGATGCGCCGTATGACCGGCTGTACGGCTACAACTTGCGGCAGGCGGCGCGTCTTGTTCTTCCTAAGTGTGCGGTGCTGCTTGTCGATGGTGATGAGCAGCCGTTGCGCGTGGATCCTGTTGTTCCGGGCAAGGATGATCCTGACCGGGTGGATGAGTGGGCGGACCTGTTCAAGGCGCTCTCGGGTCACTTCGAGTCGAAGCTTGGTGACGCGGTGTATGCGCTGAATGAGCATGCGTCTGAGGCGTCGTTGAAGGCTGCTCTGGCTGCACTAAAAAAAGCCCAGGGCGGCTCGAGAAAGAAGTCGGCCTAGCTCTCAAGTTGGGTGTGGCCCCGCGCCGGCTGTGGGGTTGGGAGCCGCGACAGTTCACCGCGTATGAGTACGAGGGCGACCGGATCGTGGGGACGGTGACGACGCTCGAGCCGGAGTTTGACGCTGAGCAGTTGGCGTTGCTGCGGGCGTACATGGATCTGACGGGTGACCGCGGGTCGCATGGTCTGCCGTTGTCTGAGACGACGCACCCGGACGCTAACCCGGCCGTGTGGGGCGGCTGGCATTACGAGGCCAATCAGACGCCACGTATCGACTACGCCGGGCAGGCGATTGCTGTTGCTCAGGAGGCGTATTACAAGGCGCACCCTGACGTGCCGCGTGGTGGTCACGGCTGGTATGCGCGACGGGTTGACGACTAGCTTCACCCGGCTCTGTCGGTATCGGTTTTGCACATAACTACAGAGGTGGTGCCCAGTGAGTGTCCGAAATACGCGCGTTTCTTTGGTAGCCGAAGTTTCCGGATATCTCGCTGGTATGGAGAAGGCTGCGCAGAAGACGCGCGAGCTGGGTTCTGAGGCTGAGAAGCTTGCGCAGAAGAAGGAAGCCATTGCGCAGCTTGGTACTGGGCTGCTGGCTATCGGCGCAATCGGTGTCGCGTCGGTCGGCCTGGCGGTGTCGAAGTTCGCTGAGTTCGACGAGGCAATCTCGTCGGTCGAGGCAGCTACCCATGAGACGACCTCGAACATGGGCCTTCTCCGTGATGCGGCTGTCGAGGCTGGTGCATCCACTGTGTACTCGGCCACTGAGGCTGCGAACGCGATTGAGGAGCTGGCGAAGGCTGGCCTGTCGACTGCGGACATCCTCAACGGTGGCCTGGGTGGTGCGCTGAGTCTTGCTGCTGCTGGTGGTATTGAGGTTGCGGACGCGGCTCAGCAGATGGCGATTGCGCTGAAGCAGTTCGGGCTTGAGGGTGATGACGCCTCGCATGTGGCTGACCTTTTGGCGGCTGGTGCTGGCAAGGCTGTTGGTGACGTGTCGGATCTGTCTGCTGCTTTGGCGCAGTCGGGTCTGGTTGCGAACCAGACGGGTCTCAGCATTGAGGAGACGACGGGTGTTCTGGCGGCGTTCGCCGACCAGGGCCTCCTGGGTTCTGACGCTGGCACGTCACTCAAGACCATGCTGCAGTCCCTCACGCCGTCGTCTAAGGCGGCACGCGATGAGATGGAACGCCTGGGTATCAGCGCGTTCGACAGCAAGGGCGAGTTCATCGGTATCGCCGAGTTCGCTGGCAACTACCAGGGCGCGCTCAAGAATTTGACCCCTGAGCAGCAGGCGGCGACGTCGAAGATCATCTTCGGTTCCGACGCGGTGCGTGCAGCGAACGTGCTGTACGGGCAGGGTGCTGAGGGCATCCAGAAGTACATCGATCAGACCAACGATTCCGGGTTCGCTGCTGAGACGGCGCGGATCAAGCTCGACAACCTGCGTGGTGATGTTGAGCGTCTTGGTGGCGCGTTCGACACGGCACTGATCCGTGGCGGTTCGGGTGCGAACGATAGCCTGCGCACGCTTACGCAGTCGGCAACGTTCTTGGTGGATTCTGTGGGCGCGCTGCCTCAGCCGATGCTGGACGCTGGCCTGGCGGTCACGGCTATCGGATCGGCCATCGCCCTGACGGGTGGTGCAGCGCTTGTCGGTGTCCCGAAGATCGTGGCGCTCAAGGGTGCGATGACCAATTTGGGCATATCGAGCAAGGGTGCCGCGCGCAGTGTCATTGGCGTCGGGACCGCTGTCGGTATCGCCACGGTCGCGGTGAGCTTCTTCGTGGCACGTCAGGGCGATATCGCTGCGACGACTGACGAGCTTGCGGGCACCCTGGACCAGGCGACTGGTGCGACGACGAAGTACACGAAAGCAGCGATCGCGCGGAAGCTCTCGGAGTCGGGCGCGTTCGAGGCTGCGAAGCGTGCGGGCGTGTCGCAGAAGGAACTGACGAACGCTGTCCTCGAGGGTGGCGATGCGCTTGACGAGATCCAAAGCAAGATCACCGGGACGAACACGATTGGTGCGTTCTTCACGGGAACGGGTATCGCGGCGGGTAACGCTTCATCTGAGATCAAGAAGGTTCGTGAGGCGGTCGAAGGCAGCAGTCAGGCGTACGAGGACAACAAGGCGGCTGGTGTCGAGGTTGAGGACACGACCGATCAGGTTGCCGAGTCCATGCAGGAACTCGCTGGCGCGACGGACACGGCTGGTGTCAGCCTGAACGACCTCAAGGAAACCATCGCCAACTTCGGTTCGGTTGAGCTTGATGTGCGGTCTGCTACTCGTGACTTCGAGTCGTCGATCGATGACCTCGCCGACTCGCTGAAAGAGAACGGGTCAACGCTCGATCGCACGACGGAGAAGGGTCGCGCGAATGAGGCGGCGCTGGATGCGATTGCTGAGTCGGCGTTCAAGGTGTCGGCTGCGACGCTTGAGCAGACGGGTTCTCAGGAGGAGGCGTCTGCTGCGATCCAGCGTGGGCGTGACGAGCTGATCCAGTCGCTCGGCCAGTTCGGCATTACGGGGCAGGCTGCGCAGGACTATGCGGACAAGCTCGGGCTGATCCCTGGTCAGATCAAGACTGCCGCGCAACTGACTGGTGTAGCTGAGGCTGAGGCTGCTCTGGCGTTGCTGACCCGTAACCGGGTGGCGCAGATCACGGCGCGGATAAACAACCAGAACGCCATCAACGCTGAGCAGAACGCGAATGGTGTGCGGTCGACGACGGGTGGTGTCCCGAAGTACGCGGACGGCGGCGCTATCGGCGGTAGCGGTGGTCCGCGTCAGGACAACATCCCGATCATGGCGTCGGTGGGCGAACACATGTTGGACGCTCAGGACGTTGCTCGGATGGGTGGTCATGCCGGCGTGTATGCGTTCCGTGACGCGCTGAACAGGGGCACGTTGCGTGGTTTCGCGGATGGTGGCGCGGTGCAGTACATGCCGTCGTTGCAGCAGTCGTTCTCGCCGCGCATTGAGGTGGCTGGTGGTCGTGGTGGCCCGAACGTGACGCAGCACATTCACCCGGCCCCTGGCATGTCTGAGTCGGAGATTGCTCGTGTTGCACAGTCCGAAATGAACTTCGAGTGGAGGCGCGGATAGTGACTTTCGCTACAGACGATGTTCTGCGGATTGGTGAGCTGACCTTCTTTGGTGGGGCTGGCAACGATGGGTTCTTCATCGACGCTGAGGGGTTCGAGGGGTGGGAGGACGCACCTGATGTTCGCTTCGAGGAGGTGGAGCGTCCGAACAGTCATGGTTCGTTCGATGCGCTGAGTTTCTACGGCGCACGGATGCTGACCGTTTCGGGTCTCTGCCTGGCGAAGTCGGCGGAGGAGTTGGGCAGCTACGGCAACAAGCTCCGTTCAGCACTGACGGGCCAGATTCGCACTCTCGTGGATTACCAGGGTGTCACATCCTATTCGGATGGTCGGCTGGCCTCTCAGGTGAAGTTTCGTACTGAGGTGCCGGGCCGCATCGCCCGCTACCAGTTCAGCCTCCGGTTCCCGAACCCGCGTCGTTTCGGTGCGTTCCAGCAGTTCGCGTCGGCGGCTGATGGTCGTTGGACGGCGCATCACCGGGGCAACTTCGGTGCATCGCCGGTAATCGACATCACGGGCAACTGCCCCAGCTACACCATCGGTGGCCCCGACTCCACGGAGTACAAGGTCAATGCGCCCGTTTCCCCAGCGCAGCCGCATCAGATCGACCTAGGCACCGGCTTGCTGTCGATTGCCGGCGGCGTCGTCTTCGGCAAGGCAATCCGCGCCGACACGTGGGTTATCGCATCGGGCCAGCAGGTGCCCCACCGGATCACCCCAGACGGCAACGGCGACAACTTCGTCGATGCCGTAATGACGGTAAGGGACACGTACATCTGATGTGGAAATATGACATCTGCGATACGGTCTCGGGCGCGATTATTGGCGAGGTGAAGCCTGCATCCGGTTCATGGGAGCGAGTAATGAACGGCACCGGGGGCGGCACTCACGAGTTCGTCCTCTCAAGCCTCGGTCAGCAGGGCAACCGCGCCAGCTTTCAGAGAATCCGGCGGGCACTGACAGCCCCAAACGCTCGCACACTCGTGCAGTCGTGGGACGGACAAGTCACCTACGCCGGCTTCATCACGCACCGGAAGATGACCGACAAATCGGACAAGCTCGTTGTCCGCCATTCCGAAATTCGCGAGATTTTCAAGAAGCGATTCACGTTTGGCGAGAACGGCTACCAGGGCGACGCCGATCCCAAGACAGGCGATATCGGTGCTGGCAGGTTGAGCATCGTTAACAACTCGGTGGATTCGCTGGTTGGTTGGCTGATCTGGCAGGGGATGCAGGGCATTGGCCCCAACTGGTCGCTGCCCCTCATTCCCCCGCCGCGGAACGTCCCCGGTCCGCACAAGCGCGTGTGGTGGGACTACAACTTCCCGGTCGTCGAGTCCGAGATGACGGAACTGCAGAACGCCTACGGCGGACCGGATATCGAGTTCAAGCCTCAGTGGTCAGCAAGCAACACGCTTGAGTGGCAGTCCCGGGTCGGCAAGCTCGACGACGGCAAGATGCTCGACTGGAACACCACCGCTGAACGCCCCCGCGCGCTCGACATCGAGGTGGAAGAGGACTCGACTAAGACGGGGAACATGATGTACGCCCTGGGTGACGGCCAGGAGCGGGACATGCTCGTCCGCAAAGCCAAGGCCGATACCGCTCAGCCTGCCCTTGAGCGGGTAGAGAACTACTCCCAGCTCAAGGATCTGGACTGGCTACAAAGCCACGTCGATGCGGACTTGCAGACGTTCCGCACCCCCACCGAACAGGTCACCTGGTCGATTCAAGCGGGTGACAACCCGGGCATCCGCGACCTGGTGTTGGGCCAGCGCGTTCGCCTGTATTTCAAGAACCACAACTGGTTCGACGACGGCTGGCACGACTACCGACTGATCGCTTTCCGAGGCGATCTGACGGAGACGGTGCGTCTCGAGACTCAGCCATACAAGGAGGCAGCATGAGCCGCATTGACAGGCCCGGTGCTAGCGAACAGGCCGAAGTCAAGAAGCGTCTGCACCAGCAGGAGACACGTTCTCCGGGCGGCAACACGTCGGTCACTGAGGGCCGTCTACGCATCGCCGGTGAGAACTCGCTGCTCGTCGAAGGCAGCGGTCGCGTGTCGGGACAGTTGTACGTGGAGGGTCTCGAGGTTGTCTCGGGCGAACTGCGTGTGACGGGCACGTTCAACATGGACGGCGACGCGAACGTGTCGGGAACCATGGACGTGTCGGGGCCGCTGACAGTGCAGGGAAACACGACGTTCATTGGCCCGATGCGGGTCGAGGGTAAGTCGGACTTCATCGGGATGATGGTTGTTCAGGGCGAGTCGCAGTTTGTTGGCAACATGTCGATTGATGGCCCGGTGACTATCAAGGGCAAGACGACGGTCACGGGTGAACTGATCGTGCAGGGCGACGTCACCTTTACAGGCGCGACGAAGCTGAACGGGCCGACCGAAATCACCGGCAACGTCGCGGTCAAGGGAAATGGCACTATCCGCGTCGGATCAATCGTGATGAGACCAGGAACAAACGGTGGATCGGGCGGCGTCACCTCCGACAACACCCTGTATCTCGGGGGCGTCGGCAAGATCGACCTGCTCACCAATGGCGGGATCACGATGACCTCCGGCGACGGCGTAAGCGTCCGCGGGGCCGGAATGCGCATCGAGAACATTGGCACCGTCCCCGCCAACTCGACCGGCTGGTCACCCCTGCTCATCAACAACGCAACCGGGCTCATCGCCCGCCAAGGCTAGGAGTTCAACATGGCGCGCGTCTACGGGAAGCTGACCGACTTCGGACTAGACCCCATTGACACCTACCGCCCACGTGTCATCTTCACCCCTTCACGGGTCGGAACCTTCTCCGACCGGTTGATGATCACGAGGCCACGAACCGCGGTCCCGACAGAGGACGGCTCGTTCGCCGTCGACCTCGTACCCACCCCTCGCATCCGGCCCCTCGTGCACTACAACGTGAAAGTGACATGGCTGGATCCCAACGCCGGGTTTGAACGGGTCGATCAGGTACTAGCCCCCATGTCGGTTCCAGAGGACGGCGGCTCAATCTCTGATCTGCTGTCGCTCCCGGCAGATAACCCCTCGTGGTGGGCGTTCCAACCCGACGAACCTGACCCCTGGCCGGTGGGCCTGGTGTGGGTCAATACCGAATCCGGTGACATACGAAAGAGGACCGCATAATGGCCGTCACAACCTTTCTGGGCAACATTCGCGGCCCTCGGGGCTTGCAGGGCGACAAGGGTGCACAGGGTCTGCCTGGCATTCAGGCTGTCGAGAACGACGAGGCGGTTGCCGGTTACGTCGGCACGTCGGGCACGTCGAAGACGCAGACCGCTGTCGACGGTCGCATTGCCGTGCGGACCCGCGGTAAGGCCGACGCGGCGGCGCTGTCGGGCACACCGCTTCCGGCAGGCCGCAAAGTCGTCTTCCTTGGCGACAGCCACACTGAGGGCATCGGCACCAGCAACCCTGTGCAGGCTTTCGCTCGCCGCTCCCTGCACCTCGCGGGGACGTACAACTTCTCCGTCGCCAAGTCGATCAACGCTGGCATCGGCGGCAACACGTCCACTCAGATGCTGGCGCGCATCGACGCGCTGCTGACGGACGATGTTGGACTACTGGTGCTCGAGGCAGGCGCGAACGACAGCAAGGTGGCCGGCTTCACCCCAGCACAGTTCGCGGCCAACATGGATGAGATGGTGCAGCGTGCCCGCGTCAAGGGCATCCCCGTCGTCATGGTCGGAGTGCCGCCGAAAGAAGCGAGCGTGACGTCGGACAACGCCCGGTTCATGGCAAACATCGACATCTACAACTCATGGATGCGGTTCTACTGCCAGACCAACGGGATCCCGTTTGCCGACATCTACCCGGACCTGGCAGACCCGACGACGTTCATGCTCAAGCCCAGCCTCGCTAACACTGAGGTGCAGCACATCAACAGCTACGGGCACGAGATCATCGCTCAGATCGTTGCTCGACGGATGCGTGAGGCAATCGTCGTGGCAACCGTCCCGGAGAAGTCCCAGCGCGCCATCAACCTCGTGTCTAACGGGTTTATGGCCGGGGACGGCAGCACCGGCGGACTGACCGGACTCCCGACCGGGTGGTCGCGCATCTCCGCCACCGGGCCGACGTTCAGTATCGAGTCGGACACGAGTGGGCAGCTCCCTGGTGGCCGGTGGCTTGCGGTAAACCTGCCCACCGGCACGACGACCGCGACCGTGCAAGCATCTGTCGGGTTCTCTGCAAAGGCAGGCGACGTGCTTGCCATCTCCGGCGTCATCCTCATCGAAGACGTCTCGGGAGACTGGGAAAACAGCTGCGTCGCCGGCACAGCCAACGCGTTCATGGAACTTCGACGCGATGCAGCAGGAACGGGCATCACGCCCTCATTCGACCGAACCCCTGGCCTCAACATTGGTGGCAACCGGTTTGTTCAGGATCGCACTTGGTACGTCGGAACCGCGACTGCAACAAACGCCGAGTACCTGTTCCGGTTCAACGTCACCAAGCCAAGCGGCTCAAGCGCCAAAGCCCGACTCGGAGCCGTCTCTGTCATCAACCTGACGCAGAACTCACTGACGGAATGGTCATAGACCGGTCATCTGTTCCCACCGGGACTCGTTCTCACACCATGACGAGCAGAAGCCTGTCCCGTCTACCGGTTCATTCTCGCGGCAATAGCCACACATCGACTCGCTGACCGCCCGACGACTCTCCCATCGCTGCAGGAGAGTCAGCAGCGGAAATGACGCATCGACCATGGGTGAAGGCTAATCGGCCGCCACCGACAACGACAAGGCCCCTGCTACGGCGGGGGCCTTCCTCATGCCCGCAGGAGGCAGCATGGAAGTGAACGGACGCACCCTCGTTCTCATCCCGAACACCGCAGATGTCATCACCAACGGCGCGCAGTACATCGACGCGGAACTGCTGCCTAGCTTCCAAGCTGCCGCCGCCGAGTTCCGCGCAGAGGCCGGTGTACCGGTCTACGTCGCTGAGGCGTACCGCTCTGACGACGACCAGCGAACGATGTTCCTCGCCCGCTACTTCCGAGTCAGCTACCCAACCGGCGTCCGCTACGACGGCAGCTACTGGGTCAAGTTCAAGGGGGCAGCCACGGCTGCCGTCCCTGGCAGCGTCTTTGCCCGGCACCGGCTTGGGCAGGCGCTGGACCTCTGGTCCGGCATCGACACGTCATTCTCTTCGCCCAATCACCGCATCTGGGTACGTGCCGCCGCAAAGCACGGCTGGGTCAACACGGGCCGCAACTTTGGCGAGCCGTGGCACCAGCAGAGAACACCGAGCGCGGTCCCCGCTGCGCCCGCCCCCACCCCCATCGCAGAGTCCCAGGAGGACGACGACATGACCGAAAACGACCGCAAGATCCTCAACCAGGCAGCCGCTGACGCCAAGGCTGCCCGTGAGCACGCAGACACCGCCAAGCAGGCCGTGGCACGGCTCGAGGCCCAGACCATCGGGACCGGCAAGTACACCATCATCAACAACCTCGAGACGATCAAGAAGTCTCAGGCCCGAGTCGAGCGCCTGGCCAACACCATCTCTGACGGCATTGGCAAGCTGCTGGGCCACTTCAAAGTCAAGCCCTGACCCTCAATACGTAACCCTGGGGAGGGCGCATGGACCTTGCATTCTTGGCCAGCTATTCCGACATCGGTGCCGGCGCAATCGTCGTCGGCGTCGTCATCTTCATCCTTACCGGCAAACTCGTCCCAATCACCACACACCGCCGCGAACTGGACCGTGAACGCGCCCGTGGTGACGAGTGGAAAGAAGCACACGGGACGTCCGAGCTTGGCCGTAAAGCGGCGCTCGAGCAGAACGGTGCCCTACTTGCCGGGGTCAGAATCGCGGACAAGTTCTACCGCGACTTCCTACCGCCCGTACCCGACGCAACGACGATCCCGCACATGTCGGGAGGTTCAGATGTGGCCGTTTAAACGCAAGACAGCACCACGTACGGACGTCTTCGAGGCGCAGGAAGCCAAGCGCGCCGCAACAACCGACCTCGAGAAGGTCGACAGCCAACGCGCCGAGGTGCGGCAGCTGGTCGACTCGCTCGAGCGCCGGCGCATCAAGAACAACTTCGGTGACGCCCTCGTCATCGCCATGGAGGCCCGCAAGTGAGACCCATCAGCAACGGAATCGTGTGGCTCGATGTCATCCCGAACGCCATCGCCGGCGCGGCCTGTGTCGCGGCGGTCCTGTTCGTGGTCATCTACGCGTCTTTCTCCAACTGGCGCAAGACCAGGCCCGGCCGGTCGCTGATGTACGCAGTCCTCGCCCTCGCGAGCGTCCTCGCGATGAACACTCTCCACCTGGCGTTCGCCCCCTACCCGGGAGTCGAGATAGTTCGCATCGCGGTGTACTCCGGATTGCTCTTCTCGATCGTCAGGCTCGTCATCGCCCTCGTCGCAGTCCTCCGGAACACCGAAGACGTCGACCTGAACTCATTCATCCAGCACGACCACAAGGAGCCCAAGTGACCAACGCCGACACCAACGTCCAGGAAATCTGGTTCAAGACTCAGCGCGTGCTTCGCACCGTCGTCGCGGTCGGAATCCCCGCCTTCATCTCCCTCGCGCTCGTCCTGCCGCAGATCATCGAGGCGCTCGGACTTCCCCTGACTTCCGAGCTCTACGCATGGCTCGTCGGAGTAGCCGCCGGCGTCACCGCGGTCGCAGGTGCTTTCACCCGGGTCATGGCCATCCCCGTCGTCAACCGGTGGCTCGTCCGCATCGGGCTCGGCTCCGTCCCGCGCACGGAGCTCGCCAAGGTCTGACGACCTATAAACGAAGACCCCCGCGCCCTCCCTCGTGGAGTGGTGCGGGGGTCCCTTCGTCGTTTCAGGGCTGTCTGGCCACAAACCACTCGAGGCACACGAGCGGCCCATCGCGACTCGCGAACCGTTCGCCCTCGTCCCAGACGATCCAGCCGTCGTGCAGATCGTAGAAGACGGAGAGCCCACGCACGAGGCCAGGCCTGTCCCGCGCGATGCTGAAGCTGCGAGGGTTCACCGACACGGCCAGGGCCCGCAGCGTGTACTCGCCGACCCTGTACCGCTCGGTAGAGTTCAGGCCCGCCTCGCGCAGCTGAGCCTCGCGGGAGCGTTTGTCGGGTTGGACTGTCACGCCTCGAACCATAGATCGAGCGTCCGACAAGAGGACTACCCGACGATGGTCAGGGACGTCCGTGCGCCCGCGTTTCCGGACGAATCTAAAGACCAAACGTTAAGCGTGTACGTCTGGCCCGCGGCCAACTGCGGCAGGACGGCACTCGTAGCGCTCTTCCTCGTGACGGAGAGACCGCCCGTGGGAAGACTGCCGACGCCCTTGCCGGGGGCCAGGCGTGCCAGCGCATTCGTCGAGTCTTTCGACGCAGACCCTTGCCATGTGACGGTCTTGACGCCATTCACAGAGCCGACCCGAAGGTTCGTAACGGGCGCTGGTGCGGTCTTATCGGCCCGATCGCGCCATTGAAGCGAGCCAATCATCTCACCGGACTGAGATCTGCACCTTAGCGTCCAGGACATCTTGGCTGAGAGCAAGCTCCCGGCGGCGTCAACATCGAACGAGGCTATCGTCACCTTGCCCGAGTAGGCACCGCATCCCCGGCCGTTTCCTGTAACACGTAGACCGTATTGCGCAGACGAGTCAGCCTCGGGACCGAGCGTATCGCGAGTCTCGTATGTCCCTGGCTTGATCTGACCATGATCGTACTTCTGCAATTCGACGGTGGAACTTTCCATTCCGTTTTCGAGACCGTACGGTCGCGTGGGGTTGAAGGACCATGTCGATTCGGGAGATCCAAGGACAGTGATGGAGTTGGCTCCATCCGGGAACGAGTGCGCAGTTCCACCAGAGACGTAGTCGTCTCCGGAGTACTGGAAGGCAGTGGTACCGAGCGGGGCGCTCCCTGTGACGGAGAAGGTTTTGATCTTCGTTCCGGTCTTAACGCTGACGATGCCGGTCCGGGGACCTGCCTTCGTGGGGACAAAACCGACGTTGAACGTGCAGGCTGCACCAGGGCTCAGCGTCTTGCCGACGCACCCGTTCGTGGCAATACGAAAGTCCGTTGCAGCGCCGTTCGTGACCGACGCGGTCCCGATCTTAAACGAAGAAGTGCTCGTGTTGGTTATCTTCTGCTGAGTCCAGATCGGTACGGAGCCTATGGGTGTGGTCGGGTACTGAATGTTTGTCGTCCCGAACACTGCCCCGGTGTCGGCGGCTTGACCCATGCGGATCTGACCGAAAAACGCGCTTCTTGTCGATTCAGTTCCGTTACGGAACACAAGGTCGAAGCGGGTGAGATTGCCTTGCGCATCGGCGGCAAGGTCGAGAATTTCCAGATCGCCAACAAGATTGATGCCCCTGTGGCCGATCGCCAAACTGACCTCATCGTCGTTCGGAATTTGCGGGCTGTAGGGAATGACGTAGCGCCCGATCCGCAACTTGGTTCCCTGGGCCGGCGTGAAGTCAAAGGTGAAGGCATCGTCCCCGCCCGGCTTGCTAGGTGCGCCAGTCATGACAATTCCACCGCTCAGCGTGGCGCGGCTCACCGTTGCGGAAGCTCCCAAACTCGAGTGCTGACGTCCAACCGCATACTCGGGGTCTTCGGTGCTGCTGACCGAGAGGACGGTCGTCCCGATCGGAGCCGCGATCGCTTCGTCTGCAGGGCCAGCCACTGAACCCATCAAGCATGCAGTGATTGCGACAACTGCTACCAATTCCAATTTGGTTTTCAGACCACGCATGCAGACGCTCCTCGTCGTTGTGGGCGAATACGCCGAGGTCAGTATGCCCGCTACCAGACCCGATGGTTCGGCACGGAAAAGGAAGAGGGCGGGCACCGGGTATTTCAGGACCCGGGCCCGCCCCGCGGAACTGTGCAGATCCGCAGCCGGTCTCTCTGGCACACCCCGGGGCCGGGGTGGCCAGGAAAGCAGCAGGACTGACGGTAGCGCACGCCGCGCAGGGTGTGGCAGCGAACCCTTATGTTTCCGTTGGCCTGTCAGGCAAGACGCACTCCTGCCCACGCTTGTTGACATACGCCGTCGCTTCAGGTCTAGTGCGATATCAACTGCGAATCGATCGCCGTAGGCTGACGAGTGACCGACCCCTAGATGGACCGGCCATCCGACTTCGGTAGACCCCGAGGCATGGGCAACCTTTACATGCCGTCCGCCTCAGCCACTAGCCTCGCTTTGTGACTGCAGACGTGTGCGCGACCTTAGTGACCGTATTTCCCGTACTCTTGCTGATCTCCCTTGTAGAGGGGAGGGCCGTTAGCCCTGCCCTTCGTAAAGGCGTGTTCTACATCCTGACCGTTGGAGTCGGGTCCTGCATTGGCTTAGCCGGAACCACCCTGACCGCATATGGTCTCGAACATGGCCTCTGTGATGTCATGGGCTGGATCGCTCGCGGACTGTTCTATGCCCACCTTCTCTGCGTGCTTGGGCTTGTTGTACTCCTCTTCAAGACCTACGACCACGAGGATGGCAACGTCAGTTCCTTCGGATCTAAGAAGCACAAAGAGGCTGCAGCACTCAAGCGTACAAGTGGTCCAGATACCTCGACGGAAAGCGGCTCTGACACTAAGGAAAAAGTCATCCAGAAGGAGCGTTTCAAGTTCGAGCTGCGACTGGTGGTTCATCGCAAGCCCTAGGACGCGCAGACCACTAGACCTCGAGAACTACTAGCAGTTCGTCAGCCGCAGCAAGTAGCGAGTCCCAGTCATAAGCGTCCGCGTCGAGCGGGCGCAAAAACTTGACCCGGATGCGTAGGGGTTCCTCGGTGACGGCCAGCAAAGCGTTCCCCGAGGCCTTCGCCAGCTCTCCCTGAACGTCAAGAAGACCCCCTGGCCCCGCCAGGTCATGAACAGTCAGCTGCTGACGGACGGTCTTAAGAGACTTGCTTAGACGCTTCCGTGTTGTCGCGTCGAGGTTGTGAGCACCCCACTCCCGAGCCAGCGTGTGCAGGCCCGCGAGGAACTGGGCAGCTTCAGCGTGCACGACGTCATCACGAGCTGCGACACGGGTGTATCGGTTTGCCTCGATCTCCACTAGGCCGTAGGTGTGAAGCTGCGCAATTGCTTCCCTGACGGGCGTGCGGGACACCCCGAGCCACTTGCAGAGTTCGTCGTCGTTAAGCCGCTCGCCTGGCTCGAGCGTTCCGTCGACGATGGCAGCGAGGAGCTTGTCGAAGACGACGTCGCGCAGGAGGCGTCGCGGGCCAGTGGTCGTACTAGATGCGGGGACAGGCATGTCTGCATGATACGCGTGTTTGTGTCTGATATGTCAAGCGGGAGGCTATGTCTTGGCGAGAGCAGATCAAAAACCTTCTGTACAGGTAAACAGGATCCCTGGACGTCACGAACAGAGAGACAATTGCCTTATGTCACAACGCACTATTGTTCAACTCATCGACGACCTCGACGGCACGGTTATCCCTGGCGGGCTGGGTCGCACTCTCCTGTTCGAGCTTGACGGTACGACGTACGAAATCGATCTGGCTGACGCTCACATAGACGAACTGCGGACCGCACTTGCTCCGTACCTGAGCGCGGGACGTCGTCTGTCCGCCGGCCTGGCCATGAAGCAACGGAAGACGAGAGCCGCTCAGTCATCTGACCGAGGCTAGGCGTCAGCCATGCGCGCGACGCCCGTGTCAAGCCATCAGCGCGGAAGGCTTCGTCCTGCTGTACAAAATGGATGCAGCACCTCACCTTCGCGGGCAAAATTTCCGTGTCGGCGACAACACCGCTGATGCCGTGCTGGAGTACGCCGCCATGCTGGGGCAGGGTCGCACCGCCGACACGATCGACCTCAACGCCATCGATGCCGATGGCGACGAGGTACAGGCCACCATGTTCCTCTCGGCAGGCGTTCGGCGGGTCTCCGAATGGACATCCAGCACCCTTCCTGAGCCAGACAACACTGCTGCGCTTATATACATCCAAGGTCGACTCGCGTTGCAGGTCAGCCCAGCACCTTTCGACACTGACCCGTTCTTCGATGAGCACGAGGACAAGAACGACGACGACGGCTTCGGCACCCTGGGGTGACATCCGGACATAACCTCGGTGCTCCATGTAGAGCAGATGTGACGCCGTACGGATCCCCGTCTGACAGGTTCGGCCATTTCGTTCCTCCCGCCTATGCTGAAGAGGTTGCGACATGGCGTCCGCCTGTCCGGGGAGCTAAGTCAATGCGAGACATGCGGGTAGTTGGTGGTTACAGCGCCGCATCTCTGCGCCATGCGTATCAGTCTGCCTCTGACAACGCGCATGCTCGCATCGACTTGACGCGGGCTGGCTTTTTCTCGCCTGCTGGTGTTATAGCTGTATGCGTTTTCGCTGATCGGGCAGTCCGAGATGGTCGTAGCGTCGAGTTGCTCGCCCCGGAAAATCCGAACATTGCTAATTACCTGGCTCGAATGAGGCTATCCGTTGCCTTAACGACGCTGGGCGTGAGCCACAATCTGCCCTCAGTTCGCGAGCACAACACAGGCGGTTCGCTCCTTGAGCTGCACAGATTTGACGCCAAAACGGGCGTGGAGACGCTGGCCGCGCACGTCTTCGAACAGACCGAGGGGCACCACCCCAAGGCTGCGGCCGCAATTTTCAAATGCATCGCAACCACGTGCGAAAATGTGGGCGATCATTCCAAGCGGCGACACGGGTACGTTTTGGCCCAGAAGACCTACGACCAAACAAAGCTGCACTTTGCCGTAGCGGACGCAGGCCAGGGGTTCCGAGCGTCGTTGCGTACGCGCGGGGCGGCATCATCGGCAGAGGCCCTGGACATGGCGACTCGAGCAGGCGTCTCTGGTTTGAGCGACCAAGCTCGCGGGTACGGTCTGCACGAGATGATTGCCAACCTCAAGGCTGTTAAGGGGAATCTGTCACTGCATTCCGGCAAGGCGTCGCGTACGGAATACTACACAGGATATGTTGACAGGCTTGAATCGAAAGTGGCAATCCAAGGGTCGATTTTGGAAGGTATGATTCCCCTCCGCGGTTGAGGCTTACGTAGCGCAACTCGATGTGTCATACTCGAAGTGTCAAAAATTTGCAAGCTTGTAATGATGACAGCAAGGGAGGAATCGTGACAGACCAGATCGTTCTACCCCGTCTAATCGGGACTCGAGAAGCCGCGATTAAATTAGTTGACTCGTCGGAGTTGCCTGAAAACCTCCACGAGCGGCCTGTCTTCCTGCAAAGTCGTGCGCTGGCTACATCCACGATATCTTTTGCGGACGAGCTAGTGAAGCAGTTGAAAAAGCGTCGCGCGGGTTCAGTGGTTCTGTTTGCCGCCAACTCCGAGTTTTGGAAACAGATAAGTGATGCAGCAGCTCGTCAAGGAGACCTCACTGTTCGAGCCGGAAGCCCCAGCGATCTTTACGTCTAGCTCTGCTTCTCCCGTTTGATTGCCAACAGGCGCAACACTTCGCGAAACTTAGCTTTTTCGTCCTCAGCACTTACGAACTCGTCTTGGGCCGCGAACGCGTCGCCGACCCGCAAGTACGCCTCAATGGCGACGTCTATGCCCTTAATTCTGGTTTGGGCGCCGGCCACGGATAAGTTGCTGCCTTGAATGGCGATTCGGGTGTCTCTGTTGGCGTCAACTGGCTCGGGGTCTTCGACGTTGCCGTAACGGATGACTAATTTTCGGTATCGTTTCAGTTCCTCAAGAGCGAATGTGGCGTCATCTCGCCTGTTTTGACGCCTGGTTGTCTTGTTCTTGAAGACGTTTATAATTATTTGCGCCAAGAACGATGATCCAATGACTGCGACCAGGACTGGTATCAGAAACGGTAGTAGCGCCGCCCAATAGGGGTCGATGGTTGTGACGTTGGCATCGAGCACAGGAACAGGGGACGGAGTCGGGGTCACCGCAGCCTCCTCGAATCTCGCCCAGGGCGGTGTGTCCTAGTCATTTGAGGCTAGCGCGTATTCCGAGCGCCGGGCAGAGCGCACTGCTGCTGGGGGCGTTAAAGCGCGATGGGGGCGGCTGTATGAGCCCTTGCACCATAGTCATTCCAGTTGGTTTTGGAAATCATCTGTATGAGTTCGAATCCAATCCCATGACGCCAAGGTGTTGGGCGGATCGATTTTGGGATCAGTAGCGTCCGCCTGCCCAATTAGCAGCGGAACCCCCGCGCCGACGACCATCGTCACCGAGGTCGGCTTGGCGTCGAGGTAGCACGCAACCGGGATCGCGATGACCTGGCCGGCGCTTCCGAACTCGGTCGCCGCCCGCGAAATCTCGTCGGCGACATCACTCGCAACGACGAGACGGTGGATACCGTAGTGAACAACCTGCATGAGCATCACCAATCGTGGAAGAAGACGCGGAATGTTTCAACGGATTCATGTTGACGAAACCGACCAGCTGAGTTTGCAGGCTGTCGGCTTGTGGCACAAGCTGAACCACCTGTACAAGCAGGGATTCGCCTCTTACGAAGTCATGACAGTTCACCCGGATCCCAACGCCTGGGGTCCGTTTGATGAGAAGCACGACCTAGAAGCGCCCCTATACGAACTGCTGGCACTGGGCTACATCGATGAGCAGGACGGCATTTATCGCCTTCATCAAGTCATTGATGGCCTAGACAGTTGAGAGTAGGCGACGTCTGGGCTTTCCGCGAGAGGGCGGGGAGTGCGGCTCATCGCGTGCGGATCGAGGAGCTAGGTAAGAAGAAGTCTCCGCGCGCGACAGTCTCTTTCCTTGACGACCCCTACGAGGGAAAGGAACGCAAGGTCAAGCTGAGCCAACTCGTTGTGTTCTGGTCTGCGCTGCGCCACGTCGATGCGGAGACTGCTGCGCTGCGTGCCTTGATCAGCCAGGGCCAGCCCGACGACGCGCTTTCGTCTGCCATCGACACAATCGAGCAGAAGTTTCTAAACCACGGTGCCTACATTCATACGCGCTCTACGGAGTGGGGCCTGCTGACCACGAACAGGCCCGACCTGCTTGCAGCCGACGCTCACCTGGCCATCAGCGAGGTGACCGAGGGGGCTTGGTGGCATGACGGCACCTGCACGATTCCTTTGCCCACCACGAAGCTTGTCATGGCATCTCTGGCGCACGCCAATGCCCAGGAAGTTCTTCGCTACGTGGAAGCCGAGGAGGAACGCGCCGCCCTGAAGATGAAGGCCGGCGAAGTTGTCAGTAAGACCTACATCTCTCCCGAGGTGGCTTCTGCGGTCTACGAGGAACTCACTGGCCCCTACCTCCAAATCCTCCGCGACTGGGCTGGCTCCGACCAGGAGGCAACTCGCGACGAGGTTCGGCGTTGGAAGACGCACGCTTGGGAGATGTATGCGCTGCTAGCCGAGACGGTCGACCAGCTCAAGCGTGACGGCCACGAGGACACCGCTTGGCGCATCCACCATCGATTGCATCCCGGCGCGAATAGGCGCTCTTGGACCCCTACCCGCGAGCTTGAGCGTGTACGAGCCGAAGCTCGAGACCGAGAGAAATTTGAGGAGATACGTCGCGTTGCCGACGAAAGACAAGCCGAGCTATCACGGCGTACTGCCGAGCTGGAAGCAGAAATCTGGTCGGATGCATGGCGACCGCCCCTGGGGCTTTGATCGGCCCAACCGACCCCGAAAACTCCGAACTTACTCCGAACAAACGGTGACAATGGACGCCATCGCCTGACATGCCATGAGACACGCATGCCCTGCAAACGCTGACCATGCCAACCCCTGACATCAGGCGCTAGAACGTCGCTTTTAATCCGCGGGTCATGGGTTCGAGCCCCATGGGGCCCACCATCCCGCCGTCGGATCGACATCGGTCGCCGTGCGC